ATTTGCAGGGCGACTTTGGAGATCATCTGAAGAACGGAGACGCTCCAGCTTTTCCAGTCGGCCTGACTGCCAACTAACATTGCAGAGACGTTATCCAGCGCACTGTCCATAGTGGAGGTGATACCCTGAGAAACGCTTCCGGCAATGTTGCCGGTGCTCTCCAGCCAGTTCTGATAACCACGGGAAACCCCGTTAAGCCAGCTTGATTCCGATGCTGCGATTGCCTGATACTTTTTATCCAGGGCATTCAGCGCGGCGATTCTGGCGGCCATCGCTTCCGCGCCTTTGTCCGTTTTATCGAAAACCCGCTCAACCTGTTGCTGTTCGTTAAAACGATCACGCTGCCGGTCACCCATACCGGCGGTGCCGGTAGTAAGCGCAGCGTCGTCCTGATATTTTCGCGTTGCTTCACGCAGGTCCTTCAGCGCATCGGCCATTTCACGCTGCTTGCGTACCGCTTCATCAGCCTTTTGCGTCCAGCGCGCCAGATCGGTTGATGATGCCTGAATAGCCTTGCGCTGTTCCTCAGTCCATTTGGTTCCGTTCTCATGAGACGCGGCATAGAGATCGGCTGCTTTCTCACCCTGCGTTGCGCGGACTTTCTGCACTTCCGTAGCCACACTCAGATCGGCAATTTTACGTGCGTACTGTTCGGCAACCTGAGCGGCAGATCGCTGCTCCTTCGCCTGATCGCTCAGCGCCTTATTGCCTGACTTCAGCGATTCAGAGAGCTTTTCCTGCTTCTGCCACGCTTCAACCGTATTGCTGATGAACTTCTGTCGCGCTTCAGCATATTCAGGCGTGCTGGTCAGCCCGGCATCATCAGCGGAGTATTCAGCCTGCTTCCGGATGCGTTCGATGCCAGAAAGTCCCGCTATCACGTTATCCCGCTCGGACCTCTGCAAAAGAGAGGTTTGCTTTGTATCAAGCTGTGCGGCAGGAATGCGCATTGGCACGTTCTGAAGGCCGCTTCGGGTCTGCAACAATTGATTACCCAGCGACATAAGCCGGTTAAATTCAGTGTGCTGTCCATTCATCATCAGCAGCGACTGATAGGCTGCGTTCTGCCCGGCGGCCTGCTCACGGATAAGGGTCACGCGGCGATGTTCAAGAGCTTCCAGAACCACCTGAATGCTCTGTGATTTCTCCTGCATCTGATTAAGCCTTTCCCGCTCAACCAGTAAATCTGACGTTGCCTGTTCAAGCCCGGCGGAAACACTTTCAAGGCTGGTAAGGTGATTAATGAGGAAGCCGCCAACCGACGGACCGGGGCTGGCAATAATCTGCTGATAACCTTTAATCTCGGTTTTCAGCTTATTCACCTTTTCGGCCTGTTCAGCGACCAGTCGGTTTTGTTCACTCAGTGCGCTCAGGGTCAGCCCCTGATTATCAGAGACCTCCGTCAGCACCATTTTCGGCGCGGCGTTTTTAACTTCTTCCAGCGTATTGATGTACGCCCGTGCAGATTCTCTCGCCTGCTCCTGACGCTGATGCATAGTGAACCAGGCACCGGCACCTAGCATGACCAGCCCCGGAATGCCGCCCACCAGCCCGAGTACGCTGTTCGTCAGCCTTGAGCCAAGCGAGGTCATCGTGTTGAGCCTTTCCTGCGCGGCTGAGCGGGCGTTGACGTTACGGGTCAGCGCAGCCTGTGCAGCGGCAAGACGCCTTTCAGCTGCCTCCTGCCCTGTTGTGGCACGCGCCGCAACCAGCGCCTGCTGTGCGCGATACACTGCAGCGCGGGCGCGGGCGGTTGATATCTGGGTACCGCGGATTTGCGCCTGCGTCAGCGCAACCTCACTTTTGTAAGCGGTAACGATCCCCACCGAAGCCGACACGGCACCGGAGGCCATGCCACCAAAAAATCGTGCGGCGCCCACGGCAACCAGCGCACCCGTCACTGTTGCCACCGAATCGATATTTTTCGCCACCCCCTCAAGCACGCCGGACAGCGTTGCTGTCGCGCCTGACGTTTTATTTGTTTCGCCAACCCACTGCAGAAAGGCGTTCTCAACTTTGGTGACCGATCCTGAAACAGAGTCGGGCAACGATGAAAACTCACCACGCAGTTTTTCTAACTGGCTGGTCAGGGCTGGCACCACTTTATCGATAGTCAGCTGGCCCTGATCGGCCATCGCTTTCAGGTCTTTACGGGCAACGCCCATGCCCGCAGCCAGCGCACGGATAACGCGATCACCCGCTTCGTTGACGGCGTTAAATTCCTCACCGCGTAATACACCCTGCGCCAGCGCCTGGCTGAACTGAGTGATTACCGAGCTGCTTTCCTGAGCGCTGGCACCTGAGAGCTTCAGGCCGGTTGAAACGGCCTCTGTCACTCTCAGCACCTCCTGTGCGCTGTAGCCGAATTCACGCATTGATGCGGCGGAGCGGGCAAACAGGTCGGCATTGTCACCAAACGTTGTGCCGGTTCGCTGGCTGATGTCCATCAGCGATTTCTGTACGGTCGCAAACTCACTGGTGGACTGCGACGCCAGCTTTAGTCGCGCATTAACAGCATTCCAGCTGTCTGCCAGTCCGATGAGGTGACCGGTCGCAAATGCGCCCGCAAAAACACCCGTCATCTCCAGAGCGGTTTCACGGGTAGTCACCAGCTGCTCATTCAGCTCCTGAATGGCCCTCTGGCTTTCTCGGGCAGCGGCAGCAGCCCTCCGTCCGCCCTGCTCCATTGTGCGGTAATAATCGGACCCCATCCTTGAAGCGCGCGCGATTTCAGTCTGGAATGAAGTTGAATTGGCAGATATTTTGATAATAAGTTCGCGCAGCGTAGCCATAAGTAATCCTGTTTAAAGTCCGCTAACCGGCCATCGCCGCGAAGAATTCTTCCAGCCCGTCGCCTCGATCTGCAACCTCTGTCTGCCCCCACTGGATCAGCATTTCGTCGAGCTTCACTTTCGCCCCCTGCGAATTGAATACCGCAGTGGCTATCTGAGCCGCCTGAATGTCCCCGCGCCGGTCACTCAGGGGATTCACCGCGTCGTATTCAATCCACATGCGAAGCTCACTGGCGGTCAGCGTGTTTTTCAGCTCATGCAGGGTGCGGTTCAGTCTTAACGCGAGGGTCATCAGAAAGAAGGTGCCAGGCTCTTTTACTTTTTTTCAGCTACAGCCTGTGAGGTGCTGAGATCGAGGGCCTGTTTAAGCAGGCGTGCATGTACCGGCCCATAAATGTTTTCCACCAGCGGTTTATCGTCTGCGGTGAATACCGGCATATCTGCCTCATCCAGCAGGACGTCAATAAACAGCACCACATCCGCGCTTTTATTACGCCTGGCGAGCTGCGCCGCCGTCAGCGCCTCTGCCCCGTCCTCCTGAGTTTCGGGGTTTTCCGGAGACATAATTTGCTGCCATTCAATCCACCCCTGCCCCGAAGGCTCACGCAGTTTTACCTTTGCATTTTCCCATTCAGGCACGGACACGATCTTGCTGCGAAATCCCGACATCGGAGCCAGCGCCAAATCGCGCAGTGAAGCAGTCGATACATTTTTTGCCATTTTTTTACTCTCATCCATCATCAGAGAAAGCGGCTTTCGCCGCTGTTATTAACCTGCAGCGGGTGCCGGTACAATCGGAACAGGCTTACCTTTTACGCGAAGAGTGAAAGAGGCGGTTACCACTCCTGCGGTACCCGCTCCCCAGCTGTTCTGACGAACCTCAGCCAGAAACGCATAGCCATTACCTGACGGGAAGATCACCTGAAAGGCGTGCTGCGCATCACTGTCGTAAGCGGTGCGCAATGTGTCCTGGCCCTCATCGACAGCCCAGTTTCCTGAAATGGTCATCTCACCTGGAGCCGCCAGGCCGTTTGTCATTTCCTGCTCGGTTGAACAGAGCGTGGTGGTTTCAATGTCCGACTTCTGGCCGCCGGTATAACTGATTTCCTTCGTCGAGCATTTGATACTTTGCCAGGTCGCACCGGAAGGATTTGCCTGTGTTGCCGGGTCAGCAGAAACGTTAATCTGCGTTCCCTGCGTTTTTTCATACTTTGAGGACATGGGTATCTCCAGATAGTAAAAAACCGCCCGCAGGCGGCTGATTCAGGGTTTAAGTCCAGAGCTGAACTTCAAGCGTTGCGCGGTAAAGCGACGTGTCAGGCTCATAGTCATTTATTTCATTGAGAGAAACGGGATCAAGCTGGCTTAGCGCAGCCTGCACCTGTGCGCGGATGGACCGCGCTTCATCGGTGGATTTAGCCCATACGTCAACTTGCAGCGTGGTAGCCTTCTCCGCACTTCCGCACAATACATCCGCCGTATTTGCCGAAGGGAGCAGGAAAACTACCCAGGGTGCGGCAGTTCCTGTCGGTGCCACATAAGGAAAAACATTCCCGCCCGCCAGCCCGGCGATCAGCGAGTAGATATCGGCCTCGGTCATTTTCCCAGCACTCCGTCAATGGCCCGGTTCAGCTCATCAAAAGCAGCTTTGGCCGCCTCTTCCTGCTTTCTGTCATACGCAGGACGCACAAAAGGATGCGCAGCCATTTTTGACGTTCCCTCCTCAACATAGCGCCAGTAAAAGGCGTTGTTAGGCGATGATGCTTTCGTTTTGTTGTCGCTGTTGCCCGTATCAGGATTTGTTCCGCGAATATGCACGCCCGCCACCGCATCACCGGGTGCCCCTTTACCAAACAGCACAACAATGTTTCTTTTGAGCTTGCCGGTCCTTTCAGGAGCCGCGTCCACGACCTCCTGCCTGATAAGGTCGGCACCGGCCCTGACCGAACGCCGGAGCACCTGGCGGGTCTCAGCTTTACTGAGTAGTTCCAGTTCCCTGGCTATTTCGTTAAGCCCAGAAAAATCAAGGTTTGAGCCGATCACTGTTTCACCCCCTCTTCACACAACAGTTCCAGACGGGTGCCGTTCTCAGCGGAAATAACAGATTTAATGTCGTAGACTTCCCCCTTACCTGTCGGCGGGTTATGGACTACGCGCCATCCGCTGGTGATTCTTTCGGACAGATTGTTACGTATCCAAATTCGTGAGGTCTTCCCGGCGACTTCTGCACCAGAATTTATCAGCTCACGCCCGGAAACGTCTGCTATTGATGCTCTCACGCTTTTTACATCGGTCCACCCTGTTGCAGGCTGTCCGGACGGCAACCGCCCTGCTGCGCGCTTCTGGAGCATCACCCGATAACGCATTGGTCCTGCTCTCATACGCCATAAATCCTGTAAGGCTGAAGGAAGGCTTCAACAGCAAAGTCCAGATTAGCCACGCTGACCCCTGTCACCACCGCCTCGCGATTTGCATACCAGTGTGCGATCAGCATCAGCATGGCGGTTTCAACATCCTCGCCATATAGCAGCGCGTCTGAGTCAGCCATATAAACCGGGTCGTCTGCATTTTCATAAAGCGTGCGGCGCGTATAGTTTTCCACATAACGCACCGCCGCTTTAATACGAGCCGCTAACCAGGCGTCATCCTCCGTGAAATCCTGCTCGATGTTGCAGTGATGCTTAACCTGATCGACGGTCAGCATAAAAACCTCTTATTTGGTTTTGCCTTTCGACCTGGAATCAGCGGTGTCGCCGGTCACTTTTTTACTGTCCGGCGCTTCCGCATACCCTCGCTGGATCAGTTCACGTCCATGCTGTTCGGGAGTTTCAAACTCGCTGCCCTCGGTCAGCACATTACCTTGGTAATAAATAGGCTTAATGGATCGCAGTTTCATGAATCTTTCCTGTAAAAAAACGGCCCGCAGGCCGTTGTTATAAATTGAAATTATTGGCCGCCAGCAGCGGGCGCAGTGAATGAGCCATAGACAAACGCTTCAGGGCGTTTAACCGCCAGCGCCAGACGCTCTTCGCAACGAATAGAAATCATGTTTTTCTCAAAGTCGTCAGCGTTCTCGGTGGAGATCACCACGTTGGCGTCCTCGCGGTCAAACAGCTGCGCGGCGGCGTTGAATGCCCCGGTCAGGAACTTGCCCTGGAACGCGGCAGCTTCAGTTGCTACCACCGGCAGCCCCCACAGCGTCGGACCTGCAAGTGCGGAAGGATTAGCCAGAATGTAACGACCCAGGCTGTCTTTGGTCAGTTCAATTTTCGCCCAGTCGATAAAGTGCAGTACGTGGCCGGATGCCGGGAAACGAGCCAGCTGAGCCTGTAGCATAGCCAGACGCAGATCGTCAATTCCACTCTGTTGTTCAACAGAGAATGCAGCCGCGAATGCTGATGCCTGTGGAACAATGCCGTGAAGATGAACGCCGGTACCGTCACCAAACAGAATTTCCTGCTCTTCGACATATTTCAGCCCAAAACGCATTTCGGCATCAATAGTCGACTGCAGCTGCGAAAAGTCATCCAGAATCTGTTTTGAAGCTTTAAACATGTGGGCGACGGTCGACACACCGGTGATTTTTGGCGTGAACTCGATTTCACTGTATGGCTTGGTAGTCCCTTCAGGAACCACAGCCGCGTTATTAGTAAAGCCCGTCTGCTGCACCCAGAAAATAGCCGGGGATTTGGTGCGTCCCGGCGCGATCAGGTCACGAATAAATAGCCGCTGTTTCGGTGCAGTATCAATGCCCGGCAGTCGCTGTGGTTCAACCACGCCGTCAGGAACGCCACCAGACAGAAGGGCAGCGTTGACCGGTACACTGATGCGCTTGCCACCGTCAACGCTGGCGGCAAAGGCTTTCAGCGCTTCGTTGCTGATAACCACCTGACCCAGCGTTTCAACAGTTTTAGCAGCATTGTTGAGCGGCATCTGGGCAACGTGCAGTTCAAGGTCGCCAAGTGCGGCCTTGAGTGTTTTTTCCGCTTCGCGCAGGGCGTTGAATTCGGATGCCATTTTATCAACAGCAGCTTTCGTTTCCTCGGAAAGTGAGCCTGACTTTTTCGCTTCTTTCAGGGCTTCTTCTGCTTTCGCGCTGAATTTGCTGTTAGCCTCTTCAATGCTGGTGGTGACTTTCTTCAGGATTTCGTTTACTTCAGACATGGGTATTCCTTATTTGCCGAACGCGGCCAGCGCGTTTTCAAGAGTTTGTAAGTTTTCTGGATTTATTTCTTCGGTAGCGCCCGGCTTACCTTCAGGGGCGGCAGCAGCGCCTGGCTTACTGCCTGATAAAGCTTTCAATAATTTCCGCCGTTCTGAGCGCGGCGTATCAGTTTTCGCCAGCAGCGCATCGAGCTTGCGCAATGCTGCTGCAGGGCTGTCGTCATCGTCAGAGATTTCATCAGCGGACAAGAGGCGGTCAGCGAAGCCTTTATTAACCGCATCGCTGCCGCCGATATAGGTCTCGCCATCCATCATGCTGCCGATATCCTCAATACTCAGGCCACTGCGTGCGGCGTAGATATCAGCCATTGCTTTATCAAAAGGCTCCATATCCGCAGCGATTTGCCCGAGGTCGTGACGGTTGCCCATCGCGTATACCCAGCAGTTATGAATCATCAGGAACGCGCCGCGCCCGATCTGAACCTCATCACCGGCCATTGCGATAATTGACGCGGCTGATGCGGCGAGGCCCATCACTTTGACGGTCACCTTGCCTTCGTACTCACGAAGCAGGTTGTAAATCGCCAGACCTTCGAACATATCGCCGCCAGGTGAGTTGATGTTTACCGTCACGTCAGCACCGCCGATTGAACGCAGCGCCCCGGCAATCCGGCTGGCGGTCACGCCGTCGCCCCAATAGTCCGCGCCAATTACATCAAATACTGAGATGCTGTTTTCATCGGGCTTCGCGGCTTTAATGCCCCCGTTCCAGCGCTCCATTGCTGCCGATGGCAGGTCCCGTTTTGAGAGCGCAGAAGGCCGCCCTGCCGGAGCTGCCGGAAGGCTTTTCAGTGTCATGGGAATAGCTCCTAAGCCGCTTTTTTTAGCGGTGAGTTTTCGAAGGAAAGATCGGGGAAAAGCTGGTTGTGTAAATCCATCAGGGCTTTTGCTCTGGTTGCCCTGTTATTTTCTTTCAGGTCTTCCAGCGCTGTTAGATTCAACTGTACTGTATAAATTTCACCACCCGGAATCGGCGGCAAGTTCTCCAGCCTGCGGACATCATTGCGGCTCATCCAGCCGTTCTGCAGCGCGGTGGTGTAATATGCTGCACGGCCAGCGCTGTCGGCACGAAGCAGACCTTCAACAGAGAATTCAGCAAAGTAATCCTCATCGTTACCCAGCAGACAGCGGGCAATCTCCTGCTCAATATTCACCAGCAGCGGGCGCAGAGTATTGGTAAGGAACAGCAGGTTCACTCCCTCAAGGCTGGATGCCCAGCTACTCTGCTTGGTCATATGTCCCACCATGAATGGCGGAACTCTGAACCATCGACAAATTTCCTCAATGCTGAAAGAGCGACTTTCCAGCATCTGTGCGTCTTCAGGATTCATCGTTACGCCCTGGTATGTCATATCCCCTTCAAGAACCATGACCTTACCGGCATTCTTTGAACCAACAAAGGTCGATAAATTATTCTTCAGACGCGCCCGCTGCTCAGGGTTAATATCGCTCTTGGTACTGATAAAGCCTGAATTCTGAATGCCGTTCGGCTGACTCTTCAACCGACATCGCCGATCCGATAACGTCCCGGCCAGTCATCATGGGCATCATGCCGCAGACGCCATCAAGCCCGAATCCGCGAATGTGCATCATGTTTTTCAACGGTATAACGCGCTTACCATTTTTGTCGGTATAGGTGTACTGGAGTTGCCCGTTATCAAGCCGCTTCACAACCATGTTCTGCGGCAATAGTGGTGTTAGTCCAACAAGCTTCTGCCCTATCATCAGTTTTTCGATGAAGGCATTCCCCCGTAAGCAAATGCTGGCCACCAGCATCAGCATGAATCTGGATGGTGTCATTTCTCCGTTAGGCTGCTTACAGAGTACTTGATAAGCTGGATGTTCTGTTGCCAGCCCCCGGGAACCATCCTTTTCCCTTTTATAAACCTTCATCGGCAGTGTAGATACCGACTCGCTTAACAATCGGACGCAGGCCCATACTGCAGAAAGTTTGATTGCCTTATCAACGGTCACCGTCTTTCCGCTGCTACTGGTTCCAATCCACTCCTGCCAGAAGTCTCCATTCGTAAGGCTGATTGGGACGCCCAGCCAGTCTAAAATGGCGCTTTTAACGCGCCCCGGTTTCTTTTTTGATTTCATCAGATACCTGCAATTATCGGATCTTCGAAGAAGTCGGTTAAGTCCTGCTTATCATCACCGCCATTTACCAGCAGGCGGCTTTTCGCGGTAAACAGCGCCACCGGACCATCGATTTTGTTTTCTGGCGTGGATTTGTTCGGGAAAATATTGTCATTTTTGTCTGGCTTCACGGTTACATTTGACATCATCCAGTTCATAACCGGATTACCATCATGGTGAATCTTTGCGCCATACACTTCAGCCTGTACTGACTTCATAGACTCCGAGAGGTTTTTCACCGTCTGGGCAACCTCAACCAGCGGAAGCCCTTCCTCTGCCAGCGCCAGGCTGAACTGGGTTGCGCTCCATGGGTCAAAGGCTATTTCTTTCAGACTTTCACCTTTTACCCAGGCTTCCACCTCTGCCTTGATGTAGCCGTGATCAATAACATCACCATCTGTCAGCTCAAGACAGCCCGCATCTGCCCACTTCCGGTAAAGCTCAGAAATATGTTTGGGTGCCGTCTCCAGGCGACCTTCGGGTATCCAGAATTTAGACTTCGTGTGCGTATGGCCGTTGGGGGCCAGCCACGTTTTCACAGCTGCACAAATGTCTATTTTGTTGGCAAGGTCGATACCGACCCATAACGGCCATTTGACCAATTCATCATCTGATGCGATGTCATTGCACTTGTCCCACCGGTCCATATCCATCCAGGCACTTTCGGCTGTGACCCAGATATTGAGATGCTTGGTGAAAAAGTTCGGGCGAGCAGCCACTTGCTCTTTGGCCTTTTTCGCCAGGCGGCGCATATCGTCCCATCGCTTACAGATGCCGAGTCCGGGATTCGCTTTCGGCCAGTTTGCCTCATCGAAAGGATCGTCGCCTTCATCCAGCGTGTAGATAAGGGCAAAATAGGTATCGTCCTCCACCACGCCGCGCAGCACCTTGATGGCGTAGTCGCGCTGCTCGAAGCAAATACCCTCTTTATTAGTTCCGGCGGTGGTGATGGCGAACAACAACGACTGAAGACGCGCACCTGTGGCCGTCTCCAGAACGTCCCACACGTCACGGGTACGATGTGCGTGTAGCTCATCGACAATTCCGCAGTGAATGTTCAGCCCGTCAAGATTATTCGCGTCGCTGGACAGCGGCTCAAACTTGGATGCGCTGCGCTCCTGATGAATGTTCAGCTTGACGTGACCAAATAAGCGCCCCAGCGTACGGGGGGCTTTCTTGATCATATTTTTGGCGTCGTCGAAAACAATACGCGCCTGATCTCGGGTGGTTGCCGCTGAATAAACCTCTGCGCCACCTTCCCCATCGGCACCGGTCATATACAGACCGATACCGGAAGAAAGCGTCGACTTGGCATTTTTACGCGCTACTTCGTCATAAGCAGTGCGGAACCGGCGCACCATTACCGTGTCGCCATCCTCGTCAAGAACCTGCTTACCGGTCATCTCATCGATTAGTGGAACGACAAAGCCGAAAATGTTTATCAATATGAACACGTGCCACGCCATCAGCGTGATGGGCTTGCCTGCCAGGGCACCTTTTACGTGAGGCACAAAGTTATAAAAATCGAGGATGTGCTGGGCGCTGTCCTCATTGAAGTAGACGCCGCGCTCCGGCCCGTGCTCTAAATCATTAAGGAATCGCTGGCACGCCAGGCGTACCAGTTCGCCAGCAACAATCTCGCCAGACAGCACGCGCTCTGCGTACTGAATACCTTCGGAAACCGTTGCCATTCATCATTTGCGCTTTTTCAAAAATTCTTCAAGTGGATCAGCCTCTCCTTGCCCTTCGCCGCTGACTTTGCTGCGGGCGGCTGGAGTCATACCGAATTCGGACATCATTGCCCTCAAACGTTTCCAGGCATCGGACATCATCGCAACCTGCGGATGTGCTTTTACTAAAGTCTCCCCTGCCATGTTTGTTACGTTGTAAGTCTCGCCAACCTGATCGATCACGTCTCGATGTTTACGCCATTCAACGTAAGCGCCGATAAGAAGTTCGAGCGCCATACCATCTAGCCTGGTAATCACGTTGGAGCAGTTCAGCTCCTCGCCAATGCGCTTGAACCAATACTTTTCTTGTTTATTAAAGTGCTTCGGAGTAGGGGGTACCCCTGAAGGGGGTTTTGGCTCTGACTTGTTAAGAGCGCGTTTGGATGGGTTCCCCTTAACCAAACGCAGAGCTGTCGGGGTTCTCGGCGGTCCGGACATAATCGAAAACTCCTATTAATCGCTGTTAGGGATACCCATAAAAAAGTTTTCTAACCTGCGGCGGTGCGACAAAAAGTTAGGCGGCGGTCCTTTAGGCTCAAAGCCCTGAACTTTTGACCCGCCCCGCCCTTCAAATGATAATAATTCTCATTTAAATTAAGATGGTAACATTTGTTATTAATTTATTGATAATGATTATCATTTGTATTTATCATCACTGGATTCTCATTCATTTCTTTATCTAAACGGAAAACAGCCGAGATACTTGGAATGCCTGCCGCTTTAGTATCAATTCTGGTACTCAGTTGCTGATCCAGCAGTACGTCATCGGCTGCAATTCAATGCCCCACGAAAGTCTGACCACGGTAGACGTGCGCAAGCTGCACTTTCTTGATCATTATCTGATTCGCTCCTTCGCCGTCTTGGCTTTGTGGCATGCCCAGCACAACGATTGCAGATTGATGTCGTCGTCGGTTCCGCCGTGCGCCTTGGGCGTGATGTGATCAACAGTGGATGCCGGTACCGGCTTGCCCTGCTTCATGTGGTTCTGACAGAGATGCTTATCGCGCTGGAGAATGCGGGCGCGTATTGCGTCCCATTTGCTGCCGTAACCGCGCTGGTGTCGACTCTGACCTCTCTGGTGCTGAGTCCATCCTTCGTTGCGGTGGTCATCACAGTAACCTGAGCGGTCTGTCGTTGTCTTACCGCAGCCATGCTTGCGACATGCGCGAGGGATTGCTTTAGGCATTGATAAGCTCCCGACTTACAGCCGCCCGCAGGCGGCTATCCGTTTATTCTGTTGCACCACTACCTTCGATGACCGCCAGTGCTTCAACTGACTCCTGCACAGCTTTGGTAGCGCGTGCAACGATGTCGCTTTCACCATATACGCGGTTGTACTGCTGAATGAACAAACGGTGTTTGAACGGGTCGTTCTGGATGAATGCGACCGCTACTTTAGTTGCTGCAGTGTCGTAGCCAAGCGTGGCCAGCAGCTCCAGTTGGTTTGTTTGTTCGGTAGTGATGTCTGTCATGGGGTACCTCGGATGGTGGGTTTACTGTCATTACGATATCTGGCACGCCAGGCATTGTGATGGCAATAAAAAAGCCACCAGCAAATGCGAGTGGCTTGTTTGATATGTTATTTAATTCGTTATATTTAAGCGGCTACTTTTTTGTACCAATGAGCAGCCTTGTCAGCTAGCAAAACAGGCTCGCTATCAACTTCGGTGAAAACTGACAATGTTTTAAGATACCAACAAAACTTGTCGATTTCTGAATCAACTTGATCTCTTTTCTCAACTTTTAAATCATTATTAGGAGATAGAATAAAAATCGCTCCAGATGAGTATTCATTAAAATTACCTAGTGCCAGTGATATATCTCTCTGAGCATCATATAAGTGACATTTTGCCGTATTCTCATCCGCATAAGCGGCTGATGTAATTGTTCCGATTGAGCGACCCGCTGTGTATGGCAAAAACAGAGATTGAACTTGGCTACCGAGGTTTACTCGTTTAACTGGTGCTGGCTCCACCATAGAAAAATACGCATCATATGCAAGTGAAGTTTTTAAACGACCATCCATAATATTGTATAGACGTTCTCTACTTACTGGATAGTAGGCCTTTTCTTTAGGCTTTGACTTTCTAGTAGCCAAGGGCACTACGTTTGAAAACAATGAGGACAGAATATCATCAGGTGATTTACCTTGGGCAAAACCCTTAGGAACGAATGAAATTCCACTAAGACATGCTGTTTCAATATATTGGTTCAACATTACAGCCTCTTTCGCCACTTCACATGCCAAACGAAGATGTAACACTGCTGATTGCGAATAGAGGCAATTTATGCGGTCAAAGTATTCCAATACCTGTACATATGAACCTCCGGATGATTCACGAAAGCAAACTCCAATATTTAATTTCTCTCCAGTTGCTAAGTCTGGTGTCCATTGTATTGCAAACCATTCACCACTTGATGCTGGCTTATCCGAA